CGTTCCAAAACCTAAAAAAAGCCCCGAAAAAACCGAAAACACTCTTTAAAATTTAAAGCATTGAAATTCAATGCTTTAGGTGGTATTCGTGGAGAATATCGGAGTCTCGTTTTTGCGGTAATGGTTTGGTTATTAGTATGTTATTTTGTTTCAGTTTTTTCTGTTTGCAATTTTTGTTTCAGTTTTATTCCTTTTATTAGATATGGATAATTAATTTATAATTAGTATTTTATATTGTTATTGTCATTGTGGTATTTTCATGATTAAATTCGTTGTGTAGTGAAAAGCTGTTTGAAATAAATGAATGAGTTGCTGGGCTTTTTCTACATCCAATGAAAGTGCTATGATAATACTTATTAAAGAGTTAATAGCGCAACCTTTCCAATCAAATTTGTTTAAACGTTTCGTTGCTTCGACCAAATAATCTAATCTCGCATTTACTATTTTTATTTGTTCTTCCTGTAAATCGAATCTCTCAATGAGGAGGTTTTTAAATTCGTTCATAAGAAGTTGCGTTTGTATTTTTTCGTCTTCAGTAAATTTTTCAGATGTAGAAAAATCAATATAGTTTAGATTTTGAGATCGATTGTTGTTTGTGAATATATCCCAAAGATCAATTGATGTTTGATCTTCAATATAAGCATTGACATGATCTTTTAGCCAAAGTTGGAAGTCTTCTAAAAGTTCACCAATAAAACGACAGCTTCCTGTTTGTATGAACCATTCTGGTGAATAAGTAACACATTCAATATGAAAGGAATCAAAACTGACTTCATTTGTAATGTGGTATGACAATGGTGTGTTTTTCAGAGTGATTAAACATTTTTTGTCTGTATTATCCACTGTAAATAAGTTCGCATTATATCCCCATTCTTGTATTTTTTTAAATAATTCGTTTTTGTATGTTAGTCTCATCTTGAGTAATTTAAATTCTCTCGATTTTCTTGTTTTCTTCCTCTAATATAAAGTTTTGTAATTTTTCCATGTGTTCCTTAGAAGGTAATATGCTTGAAAATAGGTAGTAAAATTGTTCTTCCGTATAGGGTCTGACTCCCGAATAAATCCTGTTATCTAAATAATTTGTATCATTGCCAATATATATGGATATTGTTGTGGGAATCGATTCATTTTCGAAAACTTGATCGTTATGATGAATATATATTATAATATATTGTCCATGACGAGCGCTATTATTTGCTATGCGGAAGATCGTTTCGTTTTCACATTCTTTTAATTCCTTAAAACCAAGGGATATTAATTTCTCAACGAGATTGAAATGGGAATTAAAGATTGTATACATGGCTATTTATTTTGATTTAGTAGTATTTGTATGGTTCTTTCCTTTTCTGCCAAAAGTTCTCGTAAGTGTTGATTTTCCTTTTGACATTCGCTTAATGTTATATCTCCGGAAACTTTATTACCATTACCGTTGACATGGTGGCCAATATGACTGTTGGAGTAATCTTCTCGATCAAAAAAATAATCAATAGATGTTTGAAAAAAATCAGCAATACGTTCGAGTTTATTCACTCCTGGTTCTGTCCCTTTCAAGATATTATCTAAACCTTGAACTGAAATACCAATTTTTGCACAGAAAGCTTTTTTCGATAGACCTTTCTGATTATTCAATAATTCTTCTATTCGAGAGGCAATAAACATTATACAATTATTTATATGTATTCTAAAATATCAAATAATTATTTGTTTTAACAAAGTATTGTTTGTTTTAAACCAATAATTATATATGTTTGTGACATAAATATAGGTAAAAGATATGGAAGAAAAAACAGTAAAAAGTATGAATCTTGCGCTTGCCCGCCCTACGGAGAGGTTATATCTTTTAATTCCAAAAGAAATGGAAGATCGGCTAAAAGAGAAAGCGGCAGAAATGAACACTAAATTATCGACGGTGATACGTCTTGCTATTGCGGAGTTTTTAAATAAATAATAATCAAGTGAAAATGAAGATAGAGAAAGAACTTTTACTTCCCGGGGAGGAAACCTCTGCCACGTTTAATATCAAATCTGAAATGTCGGCTGGTGATTTGGCCTTTTGGGGACCGGGAGTCACGGATGAGATGTGTCGGAAATATTCGATATACTCGTTGGTTGATTATTCAGCTGTACATGGAGATTTTAGGTGTAGGTATTTTTCAACGAAAGATTATCCTATTTTTTTGTTCATGGAAGAAGGTAAGGTATATATGCCGTTTGCGGAGAGAGATTATAGGTTTAGGTTTTACGGGAGAGTGCGTGATAATTATTTGTTCGGTTTTGAGCAATTGAAACGTGATTATGAAGAGATGATTAGGAAAGGGGAGAAACGTGTGTTAACTCCCGTTTTTTGTGATAGCTTGAAAGACGTGTTTCTACTGGTACGTGCTGGTTTGTATCCTTTGTATAAGCGATCAGAAACACAAAAATTGACAGAGGAACAAAAGGATATTATATCGAAGTGTGCAAGAAATACACTTGAGCTTTTTGAATCAAAGAATGTTTAATAGAAAAATTCCGCTTAGGGTCTGGACAACTTTTCAGCGGGATTTAATCCTAAAGATTATGAGAACAAATGTAGACAATTTTAGAGAAGGTTCCAATATTCCGGCGGGGATATTTCGGGGGACAGAGGTTTTTGCTTGTGATAACGTGATCTACGCAATTCATGAGGGACAACGGATGCGGTTTGAAGAATTGCCTGGTAAGGAAAAGAGACAGTTCCTTGACGAGTATTTAATGGATAAGGAAGGACAACGTTTTATCCGGGATGCGTTTGGGATCGTGGGGTTTGAAAGTGGATTTAAAAAGTGGTTATTCTGTAAGTTCGGGAGCCTTGATGGTGATCCGGATATGGTGGATGGGAAGATAACCCCGGACGTGTATAATTCAGCGTGTGGGCGGACGGATTGCCCCGGACGGGGAAAGTTTTGTGGCGTGGGAGCGGGATTAAAGGGGTATGAGGTAGACACGTTGCGGGAAGTGATGGCGGGGAGGACAATGAATGAGGTTGCGGATCGTTTGTGTGTGTCTGTTGCAACGGTGAAAAGTCGGGTTGAAAAGATGAAAGAACGACACGCCGTGACGAATGTTGTTGCGCTGGCCGTGATGGCAACGGAATTAGGAATTTGATAGGTTGTGTTTAATTCGTTTCGGGGCAAGTCGTGAGATTTCCCCCGGTTATCAGGAGGAGCCGAGTGGATCGGTAAAATGTGAGAACCCGGGCTAGGCCGGAAATTTTGCTAACAGAAGCGGGTTCATGGGGGTTCGATTCCCTCCCTCCGGGCTAAGTTCCAAAACCTAAAAAGAAAAATTATGAGATATTGTAGTACCACTTTTCTGATAGATAATCGTGAGGGGCCTCCATCGAGGTTCCCCACAAAATTCAAAAGCCTATGGAAATAAGATTTGGTTGTATGGCTCCTCCTTTGTCACGACAATTACGGAAGTATGATATTGACAAAGAAAAGGTGAAAGAATTTCAAAGAGATAGCGATGCTATTTCTCGTTTATACATCCGGGGTGTTATCTGCGAGACTGTGAAGGGGCGAGCTTATCGGATGTTGTACAGGAAAATATGTGCTGAAATTAAAAGTCAGGAATAAAATGAACGGAATTAATTTGGATATAAATATTCTTCGCCAGAATCTCGCTTTTATCCGTGAAGAGATCACGAGGATAACGGAAGTTAAAAAACAGTTGGAAACTGGTCCTGATGCGCGATCTGATGATGCAGTTAAGATTCTCGGAATCTACGAGGAAATACTTTCAAATCTGAATTCTTTGTTGAGATACGAGTATGATGCAGAAATGGATGGATGATATGAGACAAGAGAGTGCAGATGATTTTATTCAAATGGCAAAAGATTTTGCCAAGGCGGAAAGAGAACTGGGAGTTCAAAAGTGGGTTTCTATCAGTATCGAACGTGTGGATAAGAACCGTAACAGGGAACAAATTTTCACATATGATTTACCCCGTGAGGTTTATGAACGTTGGGAGTGGGTAGTAAATTGGAGACGGGCCAAGCTTGTTTGCAAGTACCCGAAAGATCATGTGAATTGTTATTTTAGTTTTTATGACAAGCGTTTGGGGAATAATCCAAAGTTTATTTCAGGCTTGAAAACTCTGGCTTCTGCAAAAGCTCAAGTCACGAAAGTACAACGGAAAATTGATGAATATATTGTTTATAACAAGGCGAATAATTTGTTTTTTGATGAAGATACCGATGAAGACTTGTTGAAAGCGAGAGAGAAACTCGCGATCAAGATGGCTAACGTACAAGCGGCAGAAGACCGATTAAAACAAAAAATAAAACAGGTAAAGGAGAAAATGAATAAAGATCGAAGAAAAAGATTGGAAGATTTATCAGAGCAGATTGATATAATCAAAAATGAACTAGAGGAGATTCGGGATGAAGAACAGGAGGCACGTGATAATCTACCCGATAATTTACAGGAAAGCTCGAAAGCCGAGCGCATGGATGAAATTATTCAAGCGATCGAGGAATCTATGGAATATTTGGAACAAGCCTGTGATGGTATTCAAGAGGCAATCCAGGGTTAATAGTTGTAACTGCAAAAACACGATATGTATAAAAGAAAATATACAACCGTTTTATATATAGGGATAGAGCAATACATTGCTTTTGTCCGAACGTTACGTCATCATCCTGATTATGAATTTGTAAGTATAAAAATGACTTACGCGCGATGTAAAGATGGTATATATCGTCATTTCGGGTCATTCCAGGTCATGATAAGATTTAGAGCATATCCGAGTAATCAGGGAGAGTACATGTTCTATTTCGGTAGAATATTTCAGATGGAATTGGATAAAATGAAGTTGATTAATTATTAGACAAGTATGAAAACATTTAAAGAAATATACGAGGAAATCGTTAAAAACAACGGTTGTAACACGGGCGAGACATTCGCCAAATCCATGTTCGAGGCTGGTCAAAAGTCCGGTATTAACGAGTACTTGAAAGGAATAACAAGTTGGGAGGATTGCTTTCAATTGGCTCAGTTCCTTTTAATAAAAATGACAAGAGAAGGTATTGATATGAACGCATCAGAATTGGTTCTATCCGTTGAGATGAATCATGAAAACTCGAGATATAAATCCCGGATGGCGATCCAGTACTCCAGGGAAGGCGAAACGTCCCTGGAAGAAAAAGCCTATGAATTAGCCGACAAAATATTACAAGAAGATTCAAGTAATCAAAATACCCGGGAAAAATTGAAAAAAGCGATCCTAGCCGGGTATAATTTACATCACGAGGATTTCGATGATTAACCTGCCCCGAGAAATCATGATATATCGTTAAACATGAAAATATTTTGTCCGTTGGCGAGTGATTTTTATTCTCGAATTTAGGAGTTCCGGTTCATGTTTAGTCAATCGGGGATAACAGAAACAATTGTAACAATGTAACTATGTATGTTGAAGAACAAGCGATATTAGATGCAACAAACGGGGGATTAGATATTATCTTGTATTATTACCCGCAAGCCCGGAAAGCGTTGGAAACACGGGAAAAAAGGTTTAAAATTCGGGATGAACGAACTCCATCAGCGTCATTGAAACAAGTGGAGGATGGTAATTGGCTGGTAACAGATTTCGGGGATGATCAGGTTCCCAGGAATGCAATCCGTGTATGCATGAAGGAGGAGGGGAAAACGTTCCGGGAGGCTATCGTGATCCTGGCGGGACGGTATGGAATTGGGGGTATCAAGTCAGAAGTGAATAAACCGGAACTCGAAATTCGGGATGCACTTCCGGATGAATCAGAAGGAAGTTACGAGTTTGACGTGAAAACGGAAATATCTAAAGAGGAATTGGCGGTTCTTGGTCCCAAGGTTACAAGTGAGGTTTGTAAAAAATACAACGTGTATTCGCTTAATAGTTTTACCTACGTGAAGAACCGGAAAGCCACGATCACGAAAACGACATCGACGTACCCGATATTCCTTTTTGATCATGGCGAGTGGAAAAAATTGTATCAACCGTTGAATCCCGAAAAGCAATACAGGTTCCGGTATATTGGGAATAAGCCGAAGGATTTTATTAACGGGTTGGCACAATTGAGAAAGGCGTACGAGGACTCTAGGACTGCACAATTGAAAAGGCAGGAAGAGGATGACAAACCGAAAGACATCGAGAAAATCGAGGAGGCGATAATTTGTTCCGGGGATAGGGATTCGTTGAACGTGGCCGGGTTCGGTTATTACCCGCTGTGGCTTAATTCGGAAACGGCGGCACTTTCCGAGGGACAATATAAAGAGATCATGGCTTGCGTGAAGACGTTGTATATCCTTCCGGATATTGATTCCACGGGGATTCGTGCGTCATTGCGTTTGGGTATGAAGTTTTTGGATATTCGTTTTATTTGGCTCCCGGATTCGCTGGCAACCTTTAAGGATAACCGGGGAAAGCCCCGAAAAGATTTACGGGATTACGTGGAGTTGTACCCTTCTATTTCGGATTTTAAAAAACTCGTGAACGTGGCCATGCCGTTGCAGTTTTGGGATATGGTGACGAGAGAGGAAGGGATAAAGTATTATTTGAATGACGAACACGCTCTATTTTTCCTTCACGCTAACGGGTTCGGGAAAATAGAATACAAGAACACGAAAGGGGAGACTATTTTTGTTCGGGTGAGAGACAACATGGTAAAAGAAGTACAGGCGGAAGAAATAAAGGATTTCACGTTGAATTTTTTGAAGGATCGCTACTTGCCTATCCCTCTCCGGAACGTGGTGCGTAAACCGAACCAGTTATCGGAAGCGACTTTGAAGGGGTTGCCAAAATTGAATATAGATTTCACTGATTTTGATCAGTTCTCCCAGTATTTGTTTTTCCGGAATAAAACGATCCTGGTAACAGGAAGCGAGATTCGGGAATTACGTCCGGGGGATTCGAACCGTTTCGCCTGGGAGGAAAAAGTGATCCAGCGTAATTTCAAAATATTGCCGGATCAATTCAAGATCACACGAAACGAGGATACGGGGCAGTACGATATAGAAATATTTAATTATGATTCAAAGTTCTTTTGTTACTTGATCAACGCGAGTAGGGTACATTGGCAAACTGAATTGGAAGGACGGTTGGATTGTAAAGATGAAGAGTTCAAGAGGAAATATATAGCGGATCATCGGTTCTCGATCGACGGGGAATTATTAAACGAGGAGGAGATTCAAGAACAAAAAGAACACTTGATCAATAAAATGTTTTCGATCGGGTATTTATTGCACCAGTACAAGAATAAGGCGAGACCGTGGGCGGTGTACGCTATTGATAATAAAATATCGGCTGATGGAGAGAGTCACGGGCGATCCGGGAAATCGTTCTGTTATTCCTCGTTGAACCTGTTCAAAAAGTCTGTCACGTTACCGGGACGAAATCCCGAGATCACGAAGAACCCGCACATTTACGACCGGGTGACGGAATACACCGACATCGTTTTGGTGGATGATGCTGATCAGTATTTGCCATTTGAGTTTTTCTATGACACGATAACGGGGGTTATGACCGTGAATCCTAAGAATAACAAGTCTTACGAGATTCCATTCACGAAATCCCCGAAATTCTGTTTCACTTCAAATTTCCCTTTACGGAATTCGGATGATTCAACGGAAGCACGGGTATTATACACGGTATTCTCTGACTATTATCACGAGAAGACGGAACGAAATAATTACAGGCAGACACGGAAGATTGCGGATGATTTCGGGAAGAATTTGTTTGATGATTATAATGGTGATGAATGGAACGCTGATTTGAACTTTTTTGCCCAGTGCTTGCGGTTTTACTTGTCGATCCCCTCCCCCCGGAAGATAAACCCTCCCATGAAAAATGTAACCATGCGGAAAATGTTATCGGAAATGGGGGCGGCATTTAAAGATTGGGCGGAGGTTTATTTTGACCTGACAGGTAACAACGTGAACACGCAAATCGTGAGGGAAGAGGCTTTGGATGATTTCACGAAAGCGACCAAGACACAAAAATGGACTACCAACAAATTCACGAAAGCATTGAAGGCGTTCTGTGTTTATAACAATTACGTGTTTAACCCGAAAGCCTTACAAAATTCGCAGGGGCGAATCGTGCGGAAGGATAAGGATAACGTGGCCAAGGACATGATCTATATTCAGACAAAACCGATTGATCCCGTTGAGCTGGCGGATAAAGGGAGTATAACCGAGGAAGAAAAACCGTTTTAATGGATAACCCAGATAATACATACAAGGAAAAAGTGTATGATTTCTTGTACCGGATGCCAGTGGGGAAGGAGTATTTAATTGATAACCTCTGTAAAGCTGGCACAAGGGAGAAATTCGTGGAGATCGTGAAGGAATTTATGATTGCCACGTTGTCACGTTATTCATACGGGATAGAGTTTTCGGGTGATTACAAGAAGATACGGAAAAGTGATATTACGGGATTACCGGACTTGTTGAAAAAGAAATGACCTGATGAATATTGACCATTTGCATGTAGTTTTGAAACTATTCCAGGGGCGTATTGGTAACAATGCGCCCCTTCCTTTTACACCTGGGCGGCGGGGTGTTATTCCATTTTCCCCTTTCCCCCTTCTAAAAGAACCAGAAAAAAATGTAACTCTGTATTATCACGCTGAATGTTCAATAAATCAAATGATTAATGGTTACATTTAATTTGTAACTTGGTTACAAGGTTACAAAATGAAAATGTAACCAATTCATTAAATACAAGGTTACATTTTTGGCTCGTTACATGGTTACAAAAATATTTCGATAATTTGTAATGTGTAAAATGTTGATATAGTGTCGTTTATTGCGGATTTGTTGGCACTGTTACGTGGTTACAAAATTTTCCGGTAAAACTTGAAGTTATAAAGATGCGTGTAGAGGCGATATTCTTAGGATGGAGAAATGATATTCTCCACGTTTTACTTTTTATTTTGGTTGGAAATGCTTAAATTAGATTTGAAATTCAGATGATTATGAGTAAAGGTTCTATTTTGACAATTAGTTTGAAACCGCACCTGGCTGATTTTTGTCGGCATGAGATGCGGCAGGATAAGGAGGGGAATATTATTCTTTCCCGCAAAAGTGATATTGGTAAGCATATCTATTCAATGGTGATGACCTCGGATATGCCCGTGAAGGGGCTACCGTGTACCGATCCGGTTAGTTTTATTATCCCGGTCACAGGGGCCAACCAGTACATCATCAAGTATCGTTTTATCTATGTATCAAGGTGGGGAGAGGAAAAAATTCAAGATTACATAGAGGCCGAGTTCAACCTTCGGATGAGATTATTGTTCGAGGCGGGATACCGGAAAAAGTTTTCACAGAAAGAGATTGTCGAGTCCATTTTACAGGCTTATAATATCAAAAATACAGCGTTAAATTACGAGGCGGTGAAGAAATCTGACTACCGGATGAACCGAAAAAACCGAAAAATTATATTTGAGGACTTGCAAAAGTCTGTTATGTAGGTGTTTATAAGAAATTTAAGTGTAAATGTTTAAAAGTGGTGCATTTACATTCATAATAACGAATGGTATGGTTGTACAACAAGTTGTAAAGATAGAATACTCGCTACTTCAATGGGTTAACCGGGGAAGGGCGGGAGATGTTTTCGTGGAAGTTGAATTTTTACCGGGGAAAGATTGGCAACCGTTCCCTTTTACCCCGGGAACGGGACAATTGACCGAGAAGGCGGTACGTTCCGAGGCGGGAGTTTCTTACAAGACAGAGGTGAAATGTAACGTGACAATGGATAATCCAAGTATGCTTTCTGGATTTTCAACTCTTGAACACGCTGATGTCGTGATCCGGGTAATGTATAATTCGGGAGAGTGGAAAGTGATCGGTATCCCGGGGAACCCGGTGAAAACGTCGGCAGAGTTGGAAGTGGCTAAAAGTGGATTGTTCAAGGTTAGTTTTCAATGTGATTCTATTTATCGTACTCGTTTCTTGAAGGCTTAAAGTCCTTTAAATATTTCGTGTATGCATCTATCTTTCGTAAAAAAGAAAGATGTATCCATATTTAATATCACAGATTTTAAAGGGGGTATGGTTCCTGCGTCCGGAAGATGCCATCGCCGGACACGTGATTGTCAATAATATATTGACGGGAGTTTATCGTGATGAAAAATTTGCCAAAACTCTTTCCGAGATAACGCCGATACAACAATTATCCCACGAAGGTGAAAGCTCGTATGATAAATCCCCGAAAGGGAGTACGGCGATTATTTCGGTAAAGGGTACGATGATAAAATACGGAACCTTTTGTTCATACGGTGCGGATGAGATTGCCATGCAGATCGAGGAGGCTGCTCTACACGAGAATATTTCTTCTATCGTTTTGGATATAGATTCGGGTGGAGGGGCGTGTAACGCTGTTTCCCCGTTATGCAAGGCAATTGCTACCGCGAAGGCAAAGGGGAAACCTGTTGTTGCCTCCTGCGATGTCGCGGCTAGTGCGGCTTACTGGATCGCTTGTAATTGTGACCGGATCGTGGCGGATAATGACGTGAGTTCGGCGTTCGGATCAATTGGCGTGATGTGTAGTTTTTCAGACTTGAAACCATTCTACGAGAAGATGGGTGTGAAATTTCACGAGATTTACGCTGACCAGAGCGAGAATAAAAACGAGGCGTTTCGCCTTGCGTTTGAGGGAGACTACACGAAAATTCGTCAGGAGAGCTTGAACCCGATGGCTCTCCGGTTTCAGGAGGAAGTGAAAGAGAAACGGAAATGTTTAAAACTGGATACTCCGGGGATTCTTTCGGGAAAAATGTTTTATGCCCGTGAAGCTGTTGCCGTGGGGTTGATTGACGAGATCGGGACTCTGGGACGTGCCGTCGAGGTGGCGAAGGAATTGGAAGAGATGAATCTTATTAATAAATACATTAATTCGTGATATATGTTTGACAAACTGTTAGCGGCGGTAATGAGCCGATTGGGGATTACGTCTTTCGAGAAGAAAGACGGGAAATACGCTTTGACCGAGGAACAGAGAAAGACCTTGGTTAAAATGTATAACGAGGATTTCGTGAATAAGTTTGAGAAGGACTTATCCGAGATGAGTGATGATCATGGCCTAGGGAATGCTCTGGATTACAAGAATAAGTTAGAGTCGTTGCAGGCTGAATATGACGCGTTCAAGCGAAATGCGGAGGAAAAAGAGCGTAATTTGACCGAACTTGTGAACACGTTGTCTGAGTATCCGGAGCAGGATAAAAAGATGGAGAAAACTCAAGCGAGTGATCGGGGTAATTTTAAATTGAACATGGATTTTCTGCATAATAAAGTGTTGGAAAACTTCGTGAACGGGGATGGTTTGATGGTGAACGCTGCCGATACGATCGTGACGGATGAGCTGAGAGAGGAGTTTGGGAAGTACGTCGCTAACGTGAAGTATGACATTATCACGTTGTTGTTCGGTAAATTGCAGGCAACGCAGTACATGACAACCAAAATGACGGAAAAAACGGTTTGGCGGGCGATCCAGTCGCACATCAGCGATTTGATGCAAAAATTCACCCCGTACTGGACTCCTTCCGGTCAATCCAAGTTTACCCCGATCGAGATTCCGAATCACAAACACAAGATCAACGTGCCGATCAAGCCCGCTGAGATCATGGAGGACGTGATCGGGTATCTTTACGATGAAGGCTTGCAACCGAAGGATATGCCTATCGTGAAGTATATTATCGAGGTGCTATTGAAACCGAAAATTGAAGAGGAACGTGACGAGCAAATAGCCGTGGGCGTGTACGATGAAAACAAAAATTCCGGAAAGAAAGACGGGGATGCGGGAGACGTCTTTGGTTCGATAGATGGGTATATTACCGTGTTGAAGAGAATCCACGCGGATGAGTCGTTGAACATGATTCGTCTATTGAAAGATGTGGTGTTGACCCGTGAGAATATTTACGATAAGTTTGACGAGATTTACCGGGAGATTCCGAAAAAGTACCGCACGAAAGCCCTTCCTATTTTCATTGATCCGGATTTATTGAATCTCTACGAGCTTGCTCGTGATGATAAGTTCCCGACTTCAAAGAACGAGGACGAGAAAAAGAAACGTTTGCAACACACGAATTTCACGTTTATCCCGCTGGATGGAATGGTTGGAACGGGTTGTTTCTTTATCACCCCGAAAGAGAATTTCATTCACTTGTTGTCTAAAAACAAGGGAGCGACGAAGATTTGGTTGCAGGGTGAAAACTACGATGTCAAGATTTTTGCTGAATGGTGGGAGGCTGTTGGATTTGCCATTGCAGAGTTGTTGTTTGGTTACGTTCCTCCAGTTGAATCCGGTTCTGGCTCCGGATCAGAAGAGGGACAAACAGTTTAATTTATAAAATGTGAAATTATGGTTGGATATTCTCCGGTTAGTGTTCCGAAAAAAAACAACGGTGGACGTACCAAACCGAAAAAGGCGAAATTGATCCTTTTCCGGTTGAATGATGTTAAAACATACCCGACTCCAGATGAGAAAGGGGTATTGATTAAAGAAAATTTAGTCCTCAAAACGGGGGCGAAGGCGTTTTTCCTTGAAACGACAGCTTCCACGATCAGCGTGGGACAGACTTCCGAGGGTGATCCGGACAACAAGGGATTCAAACAGAAGATCGAGTTTAGCCGTCCCGGATCGGATGACGTGGAATTCGAGGAGTTCATGGAAAACAACGTGAACGAGGATTTGTGTTGTATTATTGAATACCAGTTATCCGGTAAAAAGAAATTAGCTGGGTATCCCGGTAATCCTTTACAGTTAACGACTGAAAGTACGGATAATAACGAGGGAGACGTGAATAAGGTCACCTTGGAGTCCGTGCTTCGTGGGTCTCGAATTTACTTCTACGAGGGGGAAATGCCCGTGATTGATGGTGTTGACGAACCGACAGGATCGGGTGGCTCTGAATCCGTGTAGATTTGAATTTTTGTTTATGTTTTCCCGTGGCTCCGGTCACGGGATTTTTTTTCTTTTGATGGATAATAAAAATATTATCACAAACACTTGTAACGTGATAACAAAAATATTATCTTTGTAATGTCATTAAGAAAAGAGCTCTTAAAATGACTGATGACAAAGGTCTAAATGACCAGGTAGAAGAACTCCGTAAGGAGTTAGAAGCTGATCTTCTCTTCTATCTCCGTATGTACAAGGAACTCTCACAGAGAGGGAAGCGTATGAAAGCGGTGCTTGACAAGGAAATTAAGGAGATTGAAGATCGACTTAAAAAACTTGGATAGCAAAACAGGAAAGCCGCCCGGATTCGTCCGGGTGGCAATTCTTAAATTTTAAATTAAAGGCTATGAACGAGAAAGAGATGTTGAAAAAGATGAAAGAAGATTTCCGGAAGTTGAAAACGGAAGAAGAGCGGGAAAAGTTTGTCAAGGAATCAGGCAATAGGCTGGACAAGATGACGGACGAGGAAATGGAGCGTTTGACTGATGCCGTGGAGGCCGACTTGAAGGAAATGAAAGTTCGGGTTGATGAAATTTTAGTCCGGGAAAAGATGGAGGCCATATTGCCAATGATTTCTGTATCGTATCTTGCAAAACATTATTTCGGGAAATCGAGTTCGTGGTTGTATCAACGAATTAACGGGAATAAAGTACACGGAAAGCCGGCTAAATTCACGGCACAGGAATTAGAAAAATTGAGGTTTGCTTTGAAGGAAATTAGTCAGAATATAGCGGGAATAGTGTTGTGAAAGTTGTGATGTAATCTTTTCATTAAAGAAGTTAATGATATGAAAGGAATAGAATTATTATCATTCTTGACAGAAAAACAAAAAGAATTGTTGAAAACGTCTGATATGCAATACAAGAGATACGCTCGTATCTTTATTAGTATTGTGGGATTTGATAATAACACGGTGACAGTAAAAGTTGCCCAGAAGGAGAATGATGCACAAAGATATTTATCGGCAAAAGAATTACGTGATAGAGTAAAGGGTGTTTTCGATGGGATATTGCCGGAAGGGATGAAATTACACGTTGGGGCGGTTCCCTATACCCAGGATAATATGCCAGATGTAACCGTGGAATGGGTGAAGGAGCAACAAGCTAAATTCGGGTTGACAGATTCTGATTTGGCTAAAAGCGTGAATATAGATAACGCGAACTTGGCCCGTATTTTTAATCAACGGGGATTGACGAAGATTCATAAAGCGTTATTCTATTATTTTTTCCGGGCTTACGGGTTACAGGGGGCGATGTTATAAATAATAATTCTCGTTTTTAGAAATGGAAACTGTATTTACTTGGGTAGGAAGTATTATATTACCTGTGATTGCGATAGTAATTGCTATTTGTTCTTCACGCCAAACCTCGAAAGATGCAACTCGTCAGATAGAAAGTGTTAAACGGTTAGCTGAAATTCAAATTGAAACGACTCTTAGACAAATCGAGGTTGAAATTCAAAAGAATAGGCTTCTAGGGCAACAGGCACGTGAAGAATGGCAAAAAATTAGAGATTTGAAGAACTCGCAGTTGGGAGGAAACGAAGACTATAGAAATCATAGGAAACGTGAAATTGAGGAAGAGCGGCCTCGAGAGCAAATGGAGTTTTATAATACATATATTCAAAGTTTGAATGAAATTAGTGGTAAATTGATTAAGCTCAAGAAAAAATTGAATAAATAATTGGTAATTGAAACGGGAATTTTCCCCGCTTTATTGTTTTTTCCAAAAAATGTTTTCATCTTTGTAACGCTTAAGAATATATTAGGGTGGAGATAGACCACCACTGTTCACGTGAGTGGATTTTTTATATCTATCAGAAAAGTACATATTGAGATATAGCGGTGTATACCCCCGTGCTGATATTATAATGATACAGCAAGCCCTAATAGGTTCTTAAGCAGCGGGAAAGGTACATCGCTTTTTTATATTCGTACCTAAATGCTTAAGGACCAAAATTATGACAAACAAAGAAGCACTTCGGGATTTGGTTGCAGATTTGCAGCTTGCCCGGATGAGATTTAACGAGACGGTGGAGATTTACCCGGAACGTCCGATAGATCATTTTATTATTAATTTTAGCGAGGCGGTGGACTCTGCGGTGGATGCGGTTTTCGGAATTTATAATGACGTGATGTTGCAGGAGATTGATGGGGATGTTCGCAGGAAAGGGGGTGAGAGATGAACCGGAAAGAATTACTACGGAAGTTTATCGTGGATTTGGAAACGATGCTTCGAGATTTTAACCGGGAGTTCGGGGGTGAATCGCTTTTGCCAGTAGATCATTATGTTGAGAGTTTTCAAAATGAAATTTGCCTGGCGGTGGATGCTGTTTTAGGATTTTACGGGCAAGAATTATTGTCGGAGATAGATGAAGAAGTTTTCGGGGAAGGAGGTGAGCAATGAAGGGAAGACGAGAAATTTGTTTGACGCGTTATAACACGCTTGGAGTGAAAGCGGGTGATGACCGGGAGTATTACGAGATTGAGGTGGACGGGAATTACACTTGCGAGGAATTTAGCCATGAGGAGTTGGTGGTGTTGCACGAGTTGATAGAGCGGGCGATGGAGGAGAAGGAGTGGATGGAGCGGAAAGGAAAGGAGGTTCGTCATGGCTGATTATTTGGTGACGTATAAATTTATCGGGTTGACCAGGGAGGAACTGGATAAATTGATTGATGAGATATTTGAAGAGATGGGAGTGATCCCGTTTCGAGTGGAGAGGGTTGAGGAGAAATGATTTCTTTTTTGTTTTGGAATTGGGCGGTACTGGCGACGGTACCGCTTTCTTTGTCCTTTAAGTGCAATTGCAAATGTATCAATTTTAAGATTATGAATTACTTAAAATTGGATGTATGGCAAAGAAAGCTACAACAACGAAAGAGAATCCGGTGGAGGAAAAATCTATTGATATAACCCCGGAGATGGAAGAATTAAAAAAGCAAGTGGATGGTTTGAAGTTGGAGAATGAAGAATTGACGAAAGCAACGAAAGAGTGGAAGGAGAAATACGAGGAATTACTTGCAGAAGAACCGGAGTTCACTCCTGAGCCTTACTTGGTCGTGATCCCGTTCAAGGCAGGCGAGGCACAGGGAAATGAATTAATGCTGGCCATCCGGGGGTGGATGAAACATTTTAAAGAACAATTTAGAATCGTGGTTGTAGGTGACGTGGAAGATTTGGAATTGCCGGGTTTGGAAGGCGATTGTTTGGAGATCATGGTGATCCCTCACGAGTGCAAAACGGACAATCCTCCACTTGATATTGTTTCGAAATTATTGTCTGTCGTGGAAGAATGTCCGGAGGTTGAAAATATCATTCTCACGAACGATGATATTTACCCGGTAAATGATTTTGATGTTACCGAGGTGAAGATGTTGAAGGCTGATGGTTTGTTGACTTCGAATAAAAAATGCGGGGAGTTGTACGCTTTGAACAGGGGAAAAACCTTGAAAATGTTGCAGGAAAAGAAATTGCCCGTGTTTGATTACGGTACTCACTTGCCCATGTTTTTCGAGGTGGAAAAACTTTTAGACGTGATCGAGAAGTATGATTTGAAGAAAGAAGCGATGTTGCTTAGTTCGTTGTATTTTAATACCGTGTTCCCTGGTAGAATCCCGATGATGCTTGATATGTCAAGGGATCATCTCAAGGTGATCGTGGGACGCAAGAACGCGAACTTGAGACTTTTGCGGGAATATATACCTAAGAAAGTGTTTGTTAATAATTCGGTGTCCGGGTGGAGCGAGGATTTGGAAAAGATCATTTCTGAATTTGTATGAAAGAGGAAATCGTTGCGTGGTTGAAAAGTGGGTGCAATCTCGGAAAGGGGGTTGCACTCTACTTGCAATACGGGGATAATGCACGTTTTAAAAAGATGTTGCGCCTCGATCCTGGAAAAAACTTTTTAAAATTAAAGTTGTTGCTTTGCCGTTTAGCCGGGTTGGAGGAAACGAATTATTCCGGGGTGATCCGGGAGATGGAACGAGATCGGTTCCGGGAGATGTATTCTTTTTTGTCAGACCGGGATTGCCCGAACGAGCTCAAAATATTGGCGGCAGATAAGATTACAACGTACTGGCGGATCGTTGAGTTACATGAGAAGATATTTCGCTGTGGTTCCGTGGAAGATTGTTTGGCCGTGTCTTTCGAGTTGGTAAACACGTTCATAGAGGATTATCGCATTAAGCAGGAGTTGGACTATTACAAGAATCATCACGGGGTTCTGGGTAAACACCGGATATTCGAATCACAAAGTCGTGTTGATAAGATGCGGAAAATGTCCGTGAAAGAGTTAATCCGGAAGGAAAAACAATTGCGGGACAACATTTGGCGTATTAAATCAGAGATCGCGAAGGGAGATAAACCGTATTTATTGCATGATCGGGAGCAACGTTTGAAAGAAAGGGAAAAGGAGTTGGAACTCGTAACCCGGATGTTGGATGAATAGTTTGTTTTCTCTCTCGGAATTGGGTAATCGTGAAGTGGAACATGGCACGGGGCGAGATGTCGGTAAAAGTCGGGCTGTGAAGTTTGAAAAGATACATTCCGCGAAGATAGAGAACATTAAAAATCTCTGCGGACAATTGCCCGCTCCCGGTGAAATCGTGTTCCTGTGGACGTGTAATAGCTTTAACGCTTTCACTTTTATTCCTTACGTGATCAAGTATTCCGGGATGATAGAAGAGTTGTGTATAAGTACCTATTCGATTAATACCCGGGTCGTGGAGTCTTTGACAAAATGGTATGATAAAGGAAACGTGAGATCAATATTGCTTTACGTGTCGGAAAGTTTACGGTTCCGGATGCCTGCCGTGGTGGATTTGTTGGAAGTGAAGGCGAGAGATCGGGAAATCTCGATCGTGTACGCTTGGAATCACTCGAAGGTGCAATTGATCAAAAGTAATGGGAATTATTTCGTGGTGGAGGGTTCGGGTAATTTCTCGGAAAATGCCGCTAATGAACAATATATTTTTTTGAATAATGAGTATGTCTACAAATTTAGGAAAGGATGTTTTGACACTTCCCGATGATAAATACGAGGAGTTGGAACGATTGTCCGCTTTGGGGTATTCCGAGGCGGATATGGCGATGTATTTTGATGTGCCGGGGGATGATTTCTCAAGGGCGGCACTCGATCCGGAGAGTAAGATAAATTATCACATCCGGCGTGGGGTGTTGATGAGCGGGGCGTTGGAACAAATGGGATTGCTTTCTGACGCGGAAAAAGGAAACGTTCAGGCGATACAAATGCTGTACAAAGTACGTTATAGGCGGAAGTTCGAGGTGGCGAAACGGGAAATACTGTATAATCTTGATATTGACGAGAAAGTATTTCAACGGTTGGAAAATTATATTGAATCCGGGTCACTGGGTAACTTGAAACCGGATGAAGCCATCTATATCGAGTTGCTCACGATGATGAACGCCATGCGTCGGAAATACGGTAGAGCGAAAACAATAAAATTCTTCTGTAAGCCTCCGTTTTCGTTTTCCTACGCCCAATCGAGGGATATGTTCGAGCAGGCGATAAATTTGTTTTACGTGGATTCAAAAGTTGAGAAAAAGGCCCTTCGAAACTTGAAAGCGGAACAATTGGAGGAGGCCGCTGAAATGGTGCGGGAGATGGCAACGAAACCGGAAGATTTCGAGGTGTACGGGAAGTTGATGAAATTGTCCGCGGAAATCCGTCAACTGAATTTACCCGATCCCCCGGAAATGCCTAAAGGAACATTTGATCGTCCTTACAAGGTTTACACGCTTGATCCGGCGTTGATCGGTATAAATAAACCGGATCGTAACGAGCTGGCCCGGCAGATAGATTCGATTGTCGGGGCAACGGAAGCCGAGAAAGAGAAAGCGAAACGGGATGCCGGGATTGTTGATGTTATACCTTTTGATGAGATGTTAGATGAGTACGAAGAAGAAATTAAATCTGAAAAGCAATAAAGTCGCTTTAATGTTTTCGAACTGGCTCGCCCAGCTCGTGGCGTTGATCAAGCCTCGTAACCTGTTCCTCGTGATCGGTCGAGGTGGTGGAAAGACAAATGATTTCCTGACAGAACGGTTGATGGATATGGTGTACGATATGCCGGGGGCCCCGGTGGCTCTCGTGTCGGATACCTACATGAACTTGCAAAAGAATATATTGCACGTGATCCTTGACGGGTTGGAACGCAAAGGATGGATGGAAGGGGTTCATTACGTGATCGAGAAGGAACCGCCAGAGGTGACGGAAGAAATGCTAAAAGCGTGCCCTGAAGAATTTAGGGAACACTTGTGGAAGCCTTATAACCGGATTCTCTCGTACAAGCACAAAATTATATTCTTTACCGGGTTTAATATCACGTTGGTTAGTCTGGATCGCCCTTCAGCCGCCGCGGGTAATTCTTACGTGCATATCATCGGGGACGAGGTGAAATTTTTCCCGGAGGCAAAAATTGCGAAACTGACGAAGGCTCTCCGGGGATATTACGTGAAGTACGGGAATAGCGTTTATTACCGGGGGCAGACGTTTACAACGGATATGCCGAACATTAATAATGTCGGGGAATACGATTGGATTTTGAAACAAGCCTCCCGGATGAAAAAGGAGAGCATCATGAATATTTTGAAAGTGGCTTTCGTGATGAACGAGGTGACGGAGGAATTGATCGTGGCGAAGGAGGGTGGTGATCCGGTGGAGATAAAGAATAAACAACGGCTTTATGATCGTTGGAAACAACGTTATGACGCGGTACGTTTGAAATCCACGTTCTTTTATATCGCCTCTTCTTATATTAACGCTGATATTTTACGGCCGGAGTATTTCGAGGATGAATTTGAAGGTAATTTGGAAGACGTGTTGACCGCTATATTATCCACGAAACCGAGGTTGGCGGCGGGAAACAAGTTTTATGCAGCCGTGACTTCGATGAACTTCTACGGGGATGGAACGTCTTCCAAGTACGCGGCAGAGTTTGGGATTCGTGACGAGGAAGATTGTCGGATATTGAAGTACTTGCGGAAAGATGAACCGATCGAGATCGGGGTTGATTTCGGGAACATGATTTCTATCTCGATAGGACAGGAACAGGGGAAGGATTACAGGGTTCTTAAAACATTATACACGTTACCCCCGGAATGGATTCGTGAGGCCGCGGATAAATTCTTGCGTTATTTTACTTATCACGATTGTAAGAAAGTTTCGATGTTCTATGATCGTGCGGGGAATCAATACGAGAAGGTGAAACAGGATTTGGCGGGTAAGTTGAAACAGGCTATCGAGAAGGATAGAAACGGGAAGAGGACGGGATGGACGGTGACGCTGGAATCAAAGAATCAGGGAACGATTTATACCTGGGATGAGTATGATTTCATGATGGAATTATTCTCCGGCAAGAATCCGAATTTACCTAACGTGTTAATTGATATGTACCATGCCAAGCCGTTGAAATGCTCGTTGGAGATAACTCCGACCAAGATCGTTGAATTTAAAGGTAAGAAGAGGATCAGCAAGGATAAACGTTCGGAGAAACTCCCCGCTCATCGTTTGCCTTATGAATCAACTAACTTCTCGGATTCATTTAAATATTTGATGATGAGAAAGAAGTGGGTTAAACATACCAAGGTGAAGTCTAGTAATGTATCGTTGAGTGCGGGGTGATCCTGCACTCTTTTCCTTGAGGTGTCAAAGTAAAAGATGGTTAGATTTTTTTGAAAGTTAGCTGTAAAGTTTAAGCGGTTGCCCGCGGCGGGGTGCGAGGTGCAAAACGGTGTTTTCAAATATGTTGTCATATATCATGGGGTAGGTAAGGATTTGCAATCGTGAATCAAGAAGGGGGCGGTCGGGGTTCAATCGGTTCAGAATTTCCGTGAAAAACGGAAATTTGATCCTAATGTTTTGATTATTAGCGTGTAATTTGTAATGATTCTAAAAAAAGACCTCGAAAGATGGCCTGTAAAGAATAAATATTGGCTTTTTGAGGTTTGAAGATAAAAAATAATTTTACTCGGTTACACGTGTTATTTTTAAACGTGTATTCGTGTGATTGTGTGTAAGTATCTGTTTAATATAGTGTTACTGTTTTGAAAGGTCTTGTTTTGTAGCGGAAAAGTTTGTAACTTTATGGTACAGAAAGAGAAAAAGAAGTGATCAACCCGCCAGTCGATCACTTCGTAACTCAAAGATGAATGTTTAACCCCAAATCTTTAAGTCATGAACAAATGTACTACAATTATCGAGAGAAGAAAAGAATTAATCGAAGTTTCTAAAATGGCAAAGGCCATGAGAGCCGCGGAAGAAATAGACGGAACGATTAATTACGTGTTATTGAATTATATATATATAACTGAAAACGCTAACGAGTTCAAAACATTCGAGGAGTGGCAAAAGGAAGGGTTTGGTGTGCGTAAAGGGGCGAAAGCGTTCGTGGCGTGGGGAAAGCCGAGAGAGAAAAAAACAGATCGTGGAGACGTGGTAAAATATTACCCGATCACTTATTTGTTTTCGGATTTACAGGTTTACAAGAGAAAAAGAGAAATGGTCGTTAAGGAGTCAGGGAGCAAGTATGAAAATTTTGTTGGGGAAATAAAAGTTTCTTATAAACGACATTCAAGCCCAGTTAGAATACGGGTAAACGGTGCGAGTCAAGTCAACGAGGTATTGAGAGAGGTTTGGAATGATGATCTTGATTACAGGGAATCATTTTACGTGTTGGCAATGAATAATCAGTGCGATATACTGGGATACGCTGAACTTTTTAAAGGTGGTGTGTCTTCCACGATTGTAGATGAAAGGATGGTGTTTCAGTTACTTTTGAACGTGAACGCGACGGGGTTTATCGTGGCGCATAATCATCCGAGCGGTACACTTCGTCCGAGTAATCCCGATCGAGAATTGACAAAAAAACTTTCGGCTTGTGGTAAGCTGTTTAATATAGGACTTATGGATCATTTAATACTGGCGGGAGATTCTTATTATTCTTTCGCGGAAAACGGGGAAATTTAAGCCGTTAAAATCTTCTTTTCGTGAGGCTCTTCTTCCTGAAACGGGGGAAGGGCTTTTTGTATGGGGCTACTTTTTATTATTCCGAAGCCATAACAAAAAGTAGCAAAAATTAGGCTTCCCCCACGCTTTGAGCCGTTGGAAATGGATTTTTTTGTCCTTTATCCCGTGATATTCACGGGGTATTTTTATATCATGAAATTGTATGAAGCCATAAAAAAGATGCGCCAGTTGACGGCGGAAGGGAAGTCTTTCTCGATGGCCTTCATGAGCCTGAATATGTCGGAGATGAAATCCGAGGGGGTCGTGGAGGTCGATAACGCCCGTTTACGTAAGAAAGCGGATGCAAAAAACTATCGAAATGCTGATTTCTTGATTCCTTACATGGATTTGGATAAAGGGGAAGCCAGGCAATTTTATCTCCCTCTTTTGATGATGTTTAACGGTGAAAAAATTACGATACGATGAAAAACGTGAAGATAAACAGGGTAGGCAATACCCGGTTCGTGAACATTCCGGGGGTTGGAGTGGGAATGTATTCAGGAATGGTCGGAACCTTCTCTGCCGGGAATCTCTCGAAAACTTGGGAGGTTGAACCGGAGATTGTTTCGGGGAAGGAGGTGGTTCCTTATGGAGTGGATAATAATCTCCCTTCTTTTGTTCGGGATATGTTGGATGAAAATAATTTGGCTCCCGGTATCCTGGAACGAGAAAAGGGGTTGTTATACGGTCAAGGACCGGAACTTTACAAGAAAGTTTACGAGAACGGGGAGGTGATCCGGGAGTGGGGACGTGATGCTAAGATATGGGAATGGTTGGAATCGTGGGATTATCTCCGCTATATAGAGATGGCGATTACCGAGTACAAGTATTTGCACGGTTATTTCGTGAAACATTTCCCGACACGGGGGAAAAGAATCGGTAAGGAGGCCAAAATTGCTCGTTTGGAGGTGATCCCTGGTGTAAATGCACGTTTGGGGTGGGTGGATAGTAGGAAACTAGAAGACGTGAGGGAAATATACGTGGGGGATTTTGAAAATAATTGTATATCGGGGATTGCAACGTACCCGGTGTATGATAAGAATGATCCGTTTCGAACTGTTTCGATTTCATATCACAATAGTTATTCCTATGCCCGGTCTTTGTATTCCATTCCTTCGTTTTGGGGTTCTCGTAACTGGATCATGCGTTCGTCAGACGTTCCACAGGTGTTGAAGTATATCACGGAAAATTCGATAAACGTGGCGTTTCATATTGAATCCCCGGCCGAGTATTGGGATATACAAAAGGATAAGATCGAGCAACGATGTACCCGGATCGGGATCGAGTATAATGATGAGATGTTGGAAGAGCATAAAGATGAAGTGCTGCGTTCGTTAGCAAATGCCTTGTCAGGAAAGAAAAATGTGGGAAAGTTCTTTCACACTATATCTCTGAAAGATGATGAAGGGAAAATTTGGGAATGGAAGATTACCCCGATTGATCAGAAGATAAAAGATTTTATCGAGGCCCAGATACGGGTAAGCGAGAAGGCGGATAGTGCTACCACTTCGGGGATTGGATTACACCCGGCATTATCAAATATCATGGTGGATGGTAAATTATCATCGGGTTCAGAAATGCTGTACGCCTTGAAATTGTACCTGGCATCAGACACCACGATCCCGGAGGAAATTATTTTGCAGGCATTGAATGAAACGATTCGTTTAAACTTCCCCGGTACCCCGTGGAGGGTTGGTTTCTACCATAAGATCGTACTCCGTGAGGAGGATGTTGCACCAAAAGATAGAGTAAAACAGAACGTGTGATGAAGATATTATTTGAAAATATAGAGGAATTTCGGGCGTGTGTACCTTGGTTGTATGCCACGGCCAAATTAGATTCGTTCATGTTGGATATAGAACTGGCAACGGAGGATTTGATCGAGGTGTTGGGAGAGAAAATTTATGATCGAGTGTTGAAGGCGTATAATGACGGGGAACAACAAGAGTTTGACGTGGAATTGATTCGTCGTTTCCAGCTCCCGATAGCATTGAACGCTTATTTGTCATGGTCACGGAATCAAGATGTTTCTCATGAAGAGGACGGGCGTAAGGTGAAAATTGACAAGGAATCGGAGAGTCTGCCGTGGCAATGGATGTTAGATCGAGATGACGCGGGTATCAGGGATAAGGCCGGGAAAGCGGTTGATCGCTTGATCGCTTTCCTAGATAAAAATGTCGAGTCCATCGTGGAGTGGAAGGAATCGGATCAGCGTAAGGATATGAGATCGTTATTCGTGAGTAACGCTACCGAGTTTGATAACGTGATCCCGATAGATAGGAGTCGTTATTTCTTTTTGCGGGTGTTACCGTTTGTTCGTTCCGTGGATCGGGATATGGTAAAATATATCGGGAAGGAACGTTACGATGCAATAAAGGATTCGATGCGAACGGGTACGCCTTCCGGGGAACAGGAACGGGTGATCGAGTTGTGCCGGGAAGTGGTTCCTCATTTGGTTATGGCGAAAGCCGTGCGTCGCTTTTCCGTGAAAGTGTTACCGGATTCCGTGGTTACTCGTTTTGATTCGGAACGGCAGACAAGAGACGCGAGTTTGCCAGCTTCACGGGATTTAATCGGGATCATGGAAAATGTTTATACCGGGGATGCTCAACGGGGGATCGTGGAATTACAAGATTATATAAAAGAGATCACCCCGGGGAATGGAACTGCGTACGTGAGAAAGAAAACGGACTATAATCAAGAAAAATTTTTCACGGTATGAACGTGATCGAGATTCCGGAAATCGGGAAGAAAGTTTCTTATCCTTCTTGTTGGGAGGAGTTGAACCGGGAACAATTATTGTTTATTATCCGGCAGGGATTACGTTTGATTGCGGGAGAAACGAGCGTGTTGGAGTTTAAAGTGTTGGTGTTTTATCATCTTGCCGGGATCAAGCGAGGAAGGAAACATAACAGGCGAGACAAATTCTTGACGAGGGAAGAGTATGAACAGAAGTACGGGAATGTCGTGTTAGCGGCCGAAACCGTGTCGTTCATGTTTGCCGAGATGGATGGCGAGCTGGTATTCAATTTTGATTGCGTGACTAATTTATTGCCTACCGTTCGAATCGGGCGGGAGGTTTTTCATGGTCCGGACACGGCATTGTTTAATATTACTTTCGGGGAATACCAGGTGGCGGATGATTATTATCGTAAATACATGGAAAGCAAAGATGAAAGTGATTTGAATGCTTTGTGTGCGGTATTATATCGTCCCGCTCGATTGGGGATTGAATCGGGTGATATTCGGGAAGAGTTTAACCCCCACGTTTGTTTGAAACGAGCGGGGAAATTTCGAAAATTGAGTTTTGAAGAACGATTCGTGATCCTGTCGTGGTTCTCGGCCTGTGATCATTACTTTAAATCAGGTGAGATTGAAATTGACGGGCGTTTGATCTCGTTGGCTCCTTTGTTTAAACAGGCGAGTGATTCGGGAGAGGAAGATAATTCCGAGGGATTGGGATTGACGGGAATATTGCTTGGGATCGCTGAAAACGGGGTGTTTGGAACGGTTGAAGAGGTGAAACGGACAAACTTGTATTCGGTGTTGTTGCGTTTGTATTTATGGTATTTGGATAATAAACGTTTAGAAAAGATGTACGCTAATGGTAAATCTAAGTGAATATAAAGATTATTGTACTGATCTATTGAAGTTGATCGGGGCTGATGAACTCGTGATGGTGGTACAGGAGGAGCATTTGAAAAAGAGGTTAAGAGACGAGACGGGAGTGATCATGGTGGCGGTCTACCCGACAATCGGTAGCACGGGAAATGAGGATAACATGGGAGATAATAACACGATCCTTTTGTTCGTGCTGGAATATGCCGGGAAAACTTCCGTGTCACGGGATAACGAGTTCGAGAGTTATGAACGTTTGCAGGGGTTGGCCGGGAAAATCCGGGATAAATTAATCGAGGACTCGGATGCAGGGCATAGTTTGTTACGGAATCTTGACCGGGCTTCCATTGAGATTGAACCAGAGTGGAATATTGCCGGGGCGTATAACGGTTGGTCGGTGGCGTTTAGTTTTGAGAATTAAAAAATTGTAGTTGTAATATTCATGATGATATTCGAATTATTATCCCTAGCTTTGTATTGTTAATTAGATAATAAAAAGATCATTGTTATGAAAATGCCAAACGTGGAAACAAAAAGCTTTCTCCAAAAGTTGTTGGAAGATAAGCGTGCTATTCGGGAGTGTATTCAGAAGAATGGTGATTTGAAAAAATTGGCTAAAGATCGTGACATTAAATTTGCAACTCCCGTATCCTATCGTTTAGACCGATGATCTGATGTATAAATTTATAACAAAAAGCGGAGTGAATTACACTGCTTGTTTTATGAATATTATGGTCTGAAAATCAAGTGTATTTATTAAAATGTGCGTGGCATGGTATTTGTTTAGCTATAATAAAAAAAATGCTTAAAACCAAACTAAGTGTAACTTATTTCGTATTAATCACTATATTTGCATCGATAATCAAATAAAGGAGGTAAATTATGAGCATATTAAAAGAAGTGGTGGAGTTCTTTTTGAATGGCATTCGTGTCTTTAGGGCTGCTTCTCGTGGATGCTATAAACAAGACTCTGAGATGATGTCTGAAATTCGTCAGGACGTTTCTGATATGGGGAAAGGTCGGGTGAATGATAAAGGAAAATTAATGGAAGATCGTAGGAATGTAGAGAGTGATGTTCGACGAGCTTTCGATAAAGTAGTTTTTAATGGGTAAGCAGGAGATTAAGCAACGTGAAACACAAGTTGCAACGGGTAATGGCGTTGGTAAACAATTGGAACAGACTTATATTGTTGATGATAATTGTTTACCTTCCCCTCAAGAATTAGCGGCTTATAAAGAAATAGATCCTCGTATTGTCGATTATTTAATTAATGCTTCTGTGAAAGAACAAGAGCATCGTCACAAGATAGACGAGAGTAAAATTAATCTTGTGCGTAAGGCTAATCGACAGGAGGGAAGAATGAATTGGTGGGGGATGTTTTTCGCTTTTTTCGCTATCGTTGTGATGGTTGCTCTCACGGCTTATGCGTTGTATTTGGACAAGCCGTGGTTTGCTGGCGTTCTTGGAGCAGGAACGTTAATATCTGTGGCCTCTATTTTTGTAAAATCAAACGAAACGAAAGGTAACCAAGAAAAACGAGGTAAATAAGCCTCGTTTTTTTGTGGTGTAGTTGTGATATGCCGAAACACGGGAACGGGAGAGTAAAATTATAGCTTAAGTAATAAGAAGCGGGATTTTTCCCGCTTTTTTTTGTTTTCTCGGGAATTGTTTCCATCTTTGTGGTGTTCAAACAATCCAAAGAGGCGGAGATAGACCGCCCTCGATCCGTGGAGCGGATTTTTTATATCTATCAGAGAAGTACGTATTGAGATATAACGGCGTGTACCCCCGTCTATATATTGTAATGGTATATAGAGACCTCTTTGGAGTTTGAACAGCGGGAAAGGCACGCCGCTTTTTTGTGCCTATAAATGTTCAAAACCAAAGAAACTATGACAAACAAAGAAGCACTTCGGGATTTGGTTGCAGATTTGCAGCTTGCCCGGATGAGATTTAACGAGACGGTGGAGATTTACCCGGAACGTCCGATAGATCATTTTATTATTAATTTTAGCGAGGCGGTGGACTCTGCGGTGGATGCGGTTTTCGGAATTTATAATGACGTGATGTTGCAGGAGATTGATGGGGATATTTGCGGGAAAGGGGGTAAAAGATGAGTTTAAGAAGGGAAATACGCTTGGTGCATACACGGAGGATTAGTACAAAAGAACGTGAAAATAACGAGTATTACGAGTTCGAGCTTGATGGTAGTATCCTTTGTGAGGTGTTTGATGACGAGGATTTATTGGTGATCCGGGAGTTGATAGGTCAAGTGATAGCGGAGAAGGAGGGAAAGGAGGTTCATCATGGCTGATTATTTGGTAACGTATAAATTTATCGGGTTGACCAGGGAGGAACTGGATAAATTGATTGATGAGATATTTGAAGAGATGGGGATTGTTCCGCTTCGGGTGGAAAAGGTGGAGGAATAGTTGTATATTAGCGGCAACAATATTAAAACGGAGAGGTTATGGAAGGTGTATTATCTATCGTGCTGGTGGTGGCGGCGATTGCATCCTTGGTTTTCGCGGTGGTGATGGCTGTACGTTCCGGCCGGGGTGGAGAGGTGGACGAGGAAAAGATGGAGCGGCGATTCGAGATCGTGTGCGGGGTGATCGTGTTGGGAGTGATTGGTGCGGTAGCGTGGTGGTTGGAGTTGGGGGGAATCGTGTTGGTGTTGTTGGCCGTGTTGTTGCTGAAGGGGGGACTCGTGCAGGTGTTAATGAGGATGTGGTGGTTGTTGATCGTGTTGGGGGTTCTAGGGCTGTTGATTGCACTGGTTTAAGTGAAAATAATAATTAGAATTTGCATGAGCGGGGAGTGATCCCCGTTTTTTTTGTCCTTTAGTTACTGGTGTTTCTCTTGTAACTTGCTTTCATGGATAGGATTGTAGAACAAAAATTTGTCGAGAAGGTTCTTCAACATCAAGGTAATAGGCTGTTGAAGAATCAAGGACGTGCGCTTTACGTGAAAGCTCGTTTCCGATCCGGGAGATTGGAAAAGGCTCGTTCTGTTTCCGTGTCGGGAGGTGATGATTTGAGTGGAGAGTTGGTATTTAGACACGTGGATTATGAACGTTTCCTAGATATGAAACGAGTGATTCAAATGAAGAATGGTAGAACTCGCCGAAGGACTGGATATAAAATTCATAATCGGTTTGTTTACGGGCATTTCTTGGCGATCGCTAAACAGTTAAGCGTCGGTTTTACGGAGAGCGTGAGAGATAAAATTAGGGCAGAACTAAAGGCAGAATAATGGGTAAAAAGATTGTTGACGAGGATATGCGCCTGAACATTAAGATTAATGGGAACGAGGCGAAAAATGAACTTTTCGAGTTGGAAGAGAAGGTTCGTGATCTGAGGGCTGAGAATGATAAACTGGAAAAATCCATTGATAAATACGGGAAGCAGATCGAGCGAAACGAGAAACAGGTGGCGAAATACACGAAGACGTTGGTGAAGGAGAGGGAAAACGTGGAAAAGCAGGAGAAAACGTATGCTTCGGCTCGTTCCAGCATGACGGCCATGTATGCTACCTATAAAAAATTAGATCAAGCGGGAAAAGAATCCAAGTATGGGCAACGATTACTTGAGGATATTCGAAAGCAGGAAGAGATTATTCGTAGAAGTGGAGAGGCCGGGAGAAAGTCCGTGTTAGCCGTGGAAAATTTGGAAAAGAGTTTGAAGAGGCTGGAAGCGGAAAACACGAAATTGATTAAAAGACGCGAGGAGGATACCGCGACACTGAAAAGGAACAAGGTAGAATTAGAGGCAAATAGCGGGAAGGTAGAGAAGTTACGTGAGAATTTGGATATAACAACTCTTTCGATCGAGGAATTGAACCGGGAGATAACGAAAACCGGGGCTTTGTTCCGGAGGACAGACCCGAATGATCCCAAGTGGAAGGAATATCAAAAAACTTTGGTTTCACTGCGAAAAAGACATAGTGAACTGAGTGCCCAAGCCCAAGCGACTCACGGTTTTTTGTGTCGTGTCGCTGATGGGGTGAATAAGTATTGGAATCTGGTGGTGTCTGGAATGGCTTCGTTTACCGGAATTATCTTCGGGATCAAATCGGCGATAAACAAGTATGTTGAATTTACGGACGTTATCGCTGATGTGCAGAAAACAACGAATTTGGCGAAAGAGGAGGTGATCGAGTTGAACGAGGAAATAAAGAAGTATGACACACGTTCGGCACAGGATGAATTAATGGGGTTAGCCCGAATCGGGGGAAAATTAGGTATAGAGGGAAGGGATAATATTCTGGGTTTTGTTCGGGCGGCAGATAAGATCAACGTGGCACTGAAGGAAGATTTGGGAGGGGACACCGAGGAAGCGATCCGGCAAGTGGGGAAGATCGTGGATATTTTCAAGGTGAATGATCAGTTCGGGATAGAGGCGGGAATGTTGAAAGTTGGTTCCGTTATTAACGAGTTGGGGATGGCTAGTACGGCCAACGAGGGATATATTGTTGAATTCACGAAACGGGTGGCGGGAATTGCTCCTATCACGAACGTACAGGTTCCGGCCGTGATGGGATTGGCGGCAACATTAGATAAATTCGGTCAGACCTCGGAGGTGTCTAGTACCGTTTATTCGCAGGTGATGACGCAAATGTTTAAGAAAACAGGAACGTACGCGAAAATTGCGGGAATGGAAATAAAGGAGTTTTCCGGGTTGTTACATAGAGATGCGAATGAGGCCTTTTTGCGTGTCATGGAGGGGTTGAGGGGTAACGAGGGAGAGATTGAAAAAATGATCGCCAGTATGGGAGATATGGGGATGGAAGGGAAACGGGCTGTTGGCGTGTTGGGGGTTTTGGCTAATAATACAGAGGTTTTGCGTGCGCAACAAAGATTGGCGAACGAGGCTTTTGACGAGGGTATTTCTTTGACAAACGAGTTCGAGGTTAAAAATAGTAACCTGGCGGCACAAAGGGCGAAAGCTAAAAAGGATTTGGACGAGAGGATCAAGCAACTGGGAGAAAAGTTATATCCCTTGATGACTCACGGTATGAGTTTGATAAAGTTGACCGTGAGTACCTTAGAAGTGTTGGTTGATTTGATCACGAAACATGGAGGAAAATTATTATGGTTGACGGGGGTTCTCGGTACCTATTGGGCGGTACAAAAGAGTGTTATTGCCTGGCGGAAGATTGAAGAGGCGTTAATCACGAAGGCAATCGCTTTGGGAATGGCTGAGGCGAACGGGGTGAAAGTTATGACGGCGGCAAAGGTGGTATTTGTGGGGGCGGTGAAAAAGGCCACGGTGGCGATGAAGGCGTTTTTGCTTTCTTTGGTAACGAATCCTGTCGGAATAATCACGTTATCAATATTGAGTTTAGGTACCGCTTTTTACAAGGCTTATCAAATTATTGATGAAACGACCGGGGGGATTCGTCGTTCGTTGAAACGAGTACAAGAGGCGCAACGTGAATTTGCTCGGGAATCGACGATGGAGCAAATGGCTATTGATAGGTTGTTTGGAAAGCTGGATGCGCTAACGAAGGGTACGAGCGAGTATCAGAAGGTGAAGGATGAGATATTGAGCAAGTACGGGCAGTATTTGAATGGATTGAGTGCAGAGATTCAAGCGTTGGATGACGTGAAAGGGGCTTACGAGGCTATATCAACGGCCGCTAAACAGGCAGCGAGGGATAGGGCAATTGATACTGCAACCACGAAAGCAACGGAGGCTTACGTGGAGGTAGAAGTGGAAAACCTAGAAAAAATCCGGGAGGCATTGCAAAAGACTTTTGATTCACGAGAGGCCGCGAGGTATTTCGAACAGATTAAGGCCGCGATGCAGGAAGGGGGAACGATCCCGGAAGATTTGCAACAATTGATAGATGAAACGTTCACGACAGAACACGTGTTGTTCATGGATAAGTTTACATCACATATATACAAGACAAACCCGGTTCAAGAAGCGATAAATGCTATTCGTGCTGGAAAAACAACTTTGCAAAGGGAAATTGATTCCGTGAACGAGTTGCTTGCAAATGTTGGGGGGCGTAAAAATAATGTCGATCCTTTAGGGCTTGAAAGTGATATGGAGGTTATTGATTACGTTTCGCCAAAGGGTGGTAATACGAGTTCTATTGAAAATCAGATGATCGCTTTAAAAGATAGATATGCTCAAAGGTTGATCACGCAAGAAGAATATGAAAATAAACTTGACGCGTTGGAATTGGCTCATCTTGAATATCGTTTGAAAAACGAGGATATGAACGAGGAGAAACGAGTTGAGTTAAGGCAGAAGATAGCCGATAAAAAATTGGAGATAGCCGAGAAAGCGAGGAGGAAAGAGGAACGAGTGGATGCGATTATCGAGGCTAAAAGTGATCCGGTGTTGAAAGAGGAAAACGCTTATCGGAAAAGGTTGGAGGAGGCCGGGTTGTTCGGGAAAAAACGGGAAGATTTGACGGAAAAACAATTGCAGGCGTTGGAAATCTTGGAACGAGAGCATGAGGCTAACAAGGATAAAATTTTGAAGGATGCCCGGAAAAAACAAACGGAGGAGTACATGAAGGGAATAGATGAACGGATCAAGAACCTTCAACTGGGGCAGAGCATGGAGGTCATGGAGTTACAAATGGCTCAAAGTGCGGAATTGGAAGGTTTTTCCGGGTCATTATTTCAACGTCAGGAACTTTTAAAGGAGCATCAACGTCAAGAATTAGCGTTGTCGGAAACTCACGCGGGGGAAATGATGGCTTTACTCGGGGAGATATTTGGAGAGATCGAGGGGAAAGAGGGAGATTCGGGGGAAATGGTGTTGACCGAGCAACAGAAAAATGAGTTGAAGAAACGATTGGCCGAGGTTGGTTTGTCTCTCTCGAAATTGAAAATATCACGGGAGGAACTGGATAAGAAGAAACAGGCAGATTTTGATGTTCTAGGTATGAACGCTTCGAAGTGGGAAGAGTTCTTCAATAATTTAAGACAGGGAAAAGCGGGAATCGAGGAAATAGAATTTGCCGTGGGAGCGTTGGGAAATGCCTGGTCTGCCTACACGAAATTACGAGCCGCGCAGACGCAAAAGGAACTTAAACAATACGAGCAAAAAACGAAGAAAGAGAAAGCCGAGTTGGATAAACAACTGGATTCCGGACAGATTTCACAGGAACAATATAACGCCCGGGTATCGCAGTTGGATGCGGATTTGGACGCGAAAAAAGAAAAGTTGGAGAAAGAGCAACGTGAGAGGGAGAGAACGCAGGCAATATTCTCGACAACGGTAAGTACGGCCGTGGCCGTGGCGAAAGCTTGGGAGTTGGGGCCGATCCTTGGCCCGATTCTGGCAGCCTTGGCCGCCGCTATGGGTGTCGTGCAGATTGCAACGATTAAGGCGGCGCAGTACGCGACGGGGAAGTATCCAGTGATCGGGGAGGATGATGGACGAAGATATGAAGCTAATTACGTGGGGAATCGTATCCAAACCGGGGTATATGATCAGCCGACGTTAGGATTGTTCTCGGAGAAGGAGCCTGAGATGGTGGTTGATGGAAACACGACCCGGAAATTAATATTGAATTATCCACGGGTGTATAGGAGCATTATTGATATATCACGGGGACGAGTTCCCCAGTTTGCCGGGGGACGGTACCCGACAGATAGTTCTATGATTTCATCGGGTACTTTTGATGTGGGAGATAGTGATCCGGCGATGAACCGATTATTGGAGAAGAATATCGAGATGATGAATCGGTTGATGAACATGGAGTTCTCGATCCCGATGTACGGGAATAACGGTTTAGTTAAGAAGATAAAAAAGGCACAGGATTATGAACAAAGTACGAAAACGGGAAGAAGAGTATGAGTTTACAGGTAAAGATTAATTCAAAAGCGGTACGGTTGCCGGAAGATTTTGAACTGGCGATTAATCTGAAAAATAATTTACTGGATGGGGATCGGGAAGATGCTACATACCCGATGGAAGTCAATTTGGCATCGAATAGACAGGTTTTCGGGTTCGTGGATCGTACCCACACGGATATGACGGAAAAGTTACAGGCAGGAGTGAGTTTTGGTCCGTATCAGTTATTGAACGGGCAATGCGTGTTGACAGATGTCGGGGATGGCAACGTGGAGTTTTACATTTCAACAGAGAAAAACTCTTTTTGGGGGAAAGCGAGGGATAGGATGCTGGATGAGTCATGTTGGGGGCAATTCACGTACAGTCCGGGTAATAGAACGAATACATTGGAACAATTTTACAAGAGTTTGAAAGAACGGATGGATTACGTGGTGTGCCCTGTTCGAGATTCATATATAAAGAATTCGTTGGATACGGAAGTGGATTTTTATAATTACTTGGAACCGGGAGAGGAATATTTTAGTTCGAGTTACCAGATAAAGCCGATCTATTTTACTCCTTTTTTGAGGGTGACCGTGGTTGTAAAAAGGGTTTTGGAGAGTATGGGATACACGATAGGAGTGGATGAATTTTCCAGTGATGAAAATTTGAAAGATTTGTTGATTATCTGTCGGCGGAACCCGATAGACGTGAACCGGGGATCGGAGGTTGCGGATAAATATCGATACGGGGAACATTTACCACGTATTTCTGTTTATGATTTCTTACGTGAGATTGAGAATAAATTCGGGTATAATTTTATCGTGGATGAAACTGCGAAGAATGTAGATATTCGTCGGTTAAATCTTTCGTTGGAAAAAGAGGTGAAGGTGTTGGATGGGATGGCTAAACACTTCCTTTCAGATGAAGATAGAGTAACGGGAATTATTTACAAGGATGCGAGTAGTAATGACGAATTGGTGACGTCGCTCGAATATTTCCTAAGTTATGTTTTTGGAGAGGAAGAAGATGCGGAAACGGTGGAATGTATTTCAACGATCGTGGGGGTTGTATCGGACGTGAAGACATTCGTGAGGCCGAATGTTAAACCTGATTACAAGTATGAATATCGTTTTGCGGCATTTCAAGAGGAGTTTGGGGATGGGTATGAACGCGTGGAGCAGGTTTCAAAAGAATTGCGATTTTCTATTTACCGGGGTATGATCAAGTCGGTACCAGTGGATGGATCGGGAAGGTCTTACGAGTTTTATTATCCCGTGGCAAGCCCTATCGCCGAGTCCGATGGGAATGGAACATTCTCGCTATTGTGGAATGGGGTTGATGACGGCCTAAGCGAGTACGTGAAAGAACGAGCGTTGTTATTAATCGGGGCGGAACAACATCACGAATTTTACGTTTGTCCTGATATTAAAAATTTAGACAACTTGCAAGATTTTTTTTCATGTGTTCTGGTCATCCGGAATAGGAGATATATGTGTTACGAACAGGAAATAGTGTTGAATGGGAACTCTATTGTTTCGCATCTAGTACGGTGTTATCCTCTTTAAATTGTCCTTTGTAAAATCGGGGTGTTGAGTAGTTTAGAGGTAAAATTAAAGCGATGAAAATAATTCAACAACCTGATATTTTAAGTTTTGCCGGGAACGTGAATGATTTCGTGATAGAAGATGTTGCGAAGTCTCTCGTGTTTAAATTGAGCGTGGATGGAATGGTAATCGTGGATGAAGTTTACGTGGCGGAAGGGGGTGAGGTGCGAGTATCGATGAAAGATATTGTGGATTGTTTTTTATCAATATCGATTCCACGGGCTGATTCAGATTATATTATTCAATCTTTAGCGGTAAAAAAATTCAAGGCCGAGATCGAGGATTCCGTGATAGAGTTTACCGTGGTGAAAGGGGGAATATCAAACGTGGCAGAGAGTTCCGCCGTGTTCTTAAAAACACAATGGTTGACATTGCAGCCTCAGGAGAAAAGAATCGTGATGCATCAGCCAGAATACCTGTCGTATTATGCGGTGGTAACAGGTTCCGTAAAAATGACTGTTTATTTTGCTGATGGATCAGCGAATGAAACGTTGTTAGCTTTGGAGGCGGGGAATCTATACACGGTAGATGTTTCTTACTTGAAAATATCAAGTAAATTTGAACGGGCAGTCGGATGTTATGATGTTTGGATTGAAAATGAGTCTGGACAGAGGTTGACCTACGTGCAGCGTTATATACTGAGTACTTCAAATTCGGCGGCGAACGTGTACTTGTTTGAAAATACTTTAGGTGGGATTGATTCGGTCGTTTTTTCCGGAGACTTCACGGAGAAGATTCAGACAGAAGGAACAGTAACGACGGTATTGGAGGAGTCAACTGATAGCGATATTGATTTGAATTTTTCTTGCGAGCAAAATACGGGTTTCATTCCTTCAATTGATTATGCTAGATGGTTACGAGGCTTTTTCGTGTCAAAACAACGTTATCATGTTTCCGGGGCTTTGAGGCGGATATATTTGCGTGAGTCGGAGAATGGTTTTACAAAAAACTCGTTGAACGATTTCACGTTTGAATTTTTTTATTCGAAACAAACAAAATATGATGTTGTTACTCGTAACAGGGATGATTTACCTCTTTTATTAGAGTTCCCGGAGGTGGACTCTATCCCTTTTCTCGCCCCGCGATTGGCTGAGTTCCCGATCGCGGTTGTTGCGGATGATTTGATGCTTCCGGTTCAGTATGCGTTTGAAAACGCTTGGCGGCGGATTTCGATCGCTGCAATTACTCAAGCGGTTTCAGAGGGGGCGATTGATAAGATTGATCTGTCATCGTACTGGAAAAAAACGGAGTTAGTGAGGGATGGGTTGTATCTGAAATTTTTGGATAAATATATTAGAGCGAAGTTTGCGGATGATTCTACCTTGTGGGGAGGACATTCTTTTGATGTTTACATGGATCAGGCCGTCAAGCGGGATTCGGACGTTCAATTCCGTTCTTTTAAAAGTGCTAGTTTCAAGGCGGGTCCTCTCGGTGCCGGGGTCGGGATGGTGAACGATGACGAGTTCCAGACGGATAAACTTCTTGTCCGGAAAATCATGTTCGTCCTTGAAATGATGGTCCAGCGCATGAGGTTCCAGCTCGGTCAGAGCATGTTAACCCCGGGAGGAGGTTTCAAGATTACCCGGGTGGAAGTTCACGACACTTTTTACCGTTTGTTCTTTAATAACGACGGGGGACGTATCCCGAACTATTTCGTGACTAATGACCAGGGACGTGTCCAGAATCACGACGGGGGAGACCAGAAATACTTCTGGGGCCTCGTTATCGCCACGGGGAATGATTATATCGACCTTTCCAGGGAGGACAAGGATGGTGACGGGGTTCCTGCCGTTGGAGATGAAGTGGTACAACTCGGGAACCGGGATAACCCGGATCGTCAAGACGCCTTGATGCTTACCGCCGTTAACGGGGAGGTGGGGATGATCACTTATTTCGGGATCGATAGCTTTGATCTTTCCGGCAAGGAGGGAAGCTGGTTCGGTAAACATGGTGGCAAGAAGGGAGCCGTTATCAAGGGTGAGGTTCATATCACGTCCGGGTCAACGGGACTGAAAGAACTGGAAGAGTTCAAGGAGGTGGAGACGAGTATAGGTGATGCCCAACAAGCCGCGAATGACGCTCTCGCCCTGGCAGGTAATATCGTTGAAGTGACCGCTTCCTCGCAAGTGTTTAAATACGGTTACGGGTTCACGGGTACCCCGGTCCCGGCAACGATAACGTTGACAGCGATAACCCCGAAGATCGAGCCGACATCCTACCAGTGGCAATTTTTAAACGGGACGGGCTGGGTAAATATTGAAAGCGCCACGAAAAAAACGCTGGATGTCATGCCGGGCGACCCGGTGTTATTCCCTTCCGGTACTAACGTGAGATCGTTCCGGTGTGTTTGCAACGGGGACGAGGGTTTCACGGACGTGTTCACGCTGGCGAAGTTGGCCGACGGGGCGGCGGGGCAGGCCGGATCGTCCGGGTACACCGTTTTATTGACGAACGAGTCTCATACCGTGTCCTGTGACGCTAGCGGGAATCCCCTGGCCGGGGAGCTCGAGAAGGCAACCACGCGGGTTGTCGTGTACAAGGGTGTTTCCGTGGCAAGTTTCACCTTGCAGAACCTGGTCCCCGAGGGTGGCTCGTTCGCTCTTGACGGGGATAGCGG